ATCTCAAACATATAGTTCAGGTTCAAATGTGTTTGGTAATTCTCCTTCAAATACTCAGGTATTTACAGGTTCAATGTTCGTTGCTGGTACAATATCAGGTTCTTCATTTTCAGGTGCTGGTACAAATTTAATAGGTACAGCTCCTTCTTTAAATATTGGTGGTAATGCAGCTACAGCTACAACAGCAACATATTTAAATTCAGCACAATCATCTACAGACGTAACTAACATATCTAGTAGAATTAATTCAGGGTTTTTTCAAGATTCCACAACTCAAGATCATACAGGGTGGCCAAGTGGATCAACTAGTTGGTATCATCTTATATCAAGCACCCATAGTAATCCTGCAAACTATTATGCCTTACAATTTGCATCTTCGTTTTTTTCTCAAGGTGTATATACAAGAAATACAAACAATGATGGTAATCAAGCCTGGTCTTTAATAATTACATCTGCTAATATTAGTACTCAAACAGTAGCATCAGCATCTTATGCTACGTTCGCTGCTACAGCTGCATCAGCTACATCCGCTACTACAGCAGGATCAATTACAAGTCAAGCTAACTCCGCAACTATAACTGCTACATCAGCAAATACAGCTAATCAAATTGTATTAAGAGATGGCTCAGGTAATTTTTCAGCAGGAACAATTACTGCCGCTTTATCTGGTAATGCTTCAACAGCAACATCAGTTGTTGCTACTGTAACAGGCACAAACTCTGCAGAACTTGTTAGAGGTAATATGGCCGATAATGATCAATTTAGAATATTAGTAGGTGGTACTGCTTCAAATGCAGGATATGTTGAAATAGCAACTGCAGATGATGGTACAGAACCTATTTATATAAGACAATACACAGGAGTGTTTAGTTCATTATTAAGAACTGCTACAATATTAGATGGATCAGGCAATACAACATTCCCTGGAACAGTAACTGCTAATTCTTTCTTTGAATCTTCAGATATAAGATTTAAGAATGTTATTGAAACAAATCCAAATATAAGTGTATTAGGAATAGATGTAATTAAATTTACAAGAACAGACGATAATGCTAATGCAGTTAGATATGGTTATTCAGCACAACAAGTGCAAGAGGTAATACCAGAAGCAGTTGTAGGGGATGAAAAATTATCTGTAAACTACATGGATGTCCATACATTAAAAATAGCAGCATTGGAAAAGCGTATTGCAGAACTTGAGGCTAAATTGAAATAATGAAGACTACAAATGCATTAGTAACATATACGGATTTAAGCACTATGAGCTTAGTTCCTAAAGGTTCTCCAGCTACGGGGAGTCGTATTGCTACAAAACAATTTATCGTTGCTAATTATTATGTAGATGAAAGTGCTTCTCCATTTGCTGGATACACAGAACTTAGATGTCCTCCATACCAAACCATAATAGCAGGTTCTCCTGTTAGCCTTTCAGTAACCCCTGGATGTGCTGGTGGTGAATTTACAGGTACTGTATTAGCAAATGGATTTAGTGGAGGAACAGAGAGCTTTGAGTTTATTGCAATAAGCTCTATATCTGCTGCAGACGCTTTAGATAAAGTAGGTAATTCAGGTACTAGAGAACTTTTATTAGGAGCTACTGAATATACTTATACTTCTCTAGGTAACGCTACATACTACGTAGCAATTATGGACTTTGGTGGAAATAAAGGTGTAAGTACAGGTGCTGTTGTAAATTGTATTACAACAACAACTACAACTACGACAACAACAACAACAACAACATCAACTACAACCACAACAACTACAGCAGCACCTACAACAACAACTACGACAACAACATCAACTACAACCACAACAACTACAGCTGCACCACCTACTTTTAAATATTTAGTAAATGGTTCTCCATCAGTTAGTTCAACGGCTGCTTGTGGGGCGACTAAGAATATTTATTTGTGGTCTTATTCTGATACTTTTATAGATTTAGTAACTTATTATGAAGGTAATATTACTGCTCCTACATTGCCTCTTGTGGTGTATGTTGGTGGAGATAGATGGAAAAGCGATGGAGTGTCTGCACTTCAAATTAATGATTCTGGATACGCTACTAATCTAACTAGCTGCCCAGCAACTACGACAACTACAACTACTAGTACAACAACAACTACTACAACAGCAGCACCAGTAAGCAGCGCAACGATTTGGTTTAATCAAATTCAAGATGGAGATCCACCATATCCTTACGGATGGATTGATGCAGGAACAGCATGTTCGGCAGGCGGGTCTTCAGGACAAACTCAACTAGTTTATTACACTGGAATTTTGGGTGATGAAACTATACTATATAATGATAGTAGCTTACTTCAAAACTTTAGCTATGCTGGTTCATTTGGTTGGTACTGGATTGATTTCCATAAATTTACTTATGATTTTAACTCTATCGCAAATTATAGCGTTTGTGATTAAAAAATAAATTTTAAAAATTAAATTAATATTTATATAAAACATAACAAATGAAATACATCGTACTAATGCAATTTATACCCGGATTAGATCAAATTTGGGTAGCACGTTTAACACCAGAAGACCCAATTTACCAATTTGACACACTAGAAGAATGTACAGCTAAAGCAGCAGAATTACAAGCAGCCGATGAAACTGGACGTCAATATAAAGCATCAGAAGAACAAGAAGGAACAACTTATTAAAATAAATTTGGTTGTTTCCTATCTTTTGTATATATTTATATCAAACAAATAAACCAAAATCATGACAGTATTAGTAATCTTAATCATTGTTGCCGTAGCAGTACTTATTGCTATGAAAACTGGTAAAATTAAAGACGCAAACAACAACAACATTCCTGACGCTATCGAAGAAAAAGTAGAAGCAGTTAAAGAAGTAGTTGTTGAAGTAAAAGAAATAGTAGAAAAAGCTACTAAAGCTTCATCTACTAAAAAAGCTCCAACAGCTAAAACATCTGCTAAAAAAGCAAAATAATGCTTAAGATAGTAGAAATTGCTAAAGCATGGATAACAGCTGTTAATCCAAACCCTGAGCAAAAGATTTTAGCCGAATACAGGGCATCTATTTGTGATAGTTGTGAGCATAAAGCTCACAACGCATCAATAGATTTCTATTATTGTGGTAAATGCGGATGTCCGCTAAGTAAAAAAATATTTTCACCTGCAGGTCCCGACGCCTGCCCAGATAAACGTTGGGAAAAATAAAAAATCGTTATGGCACAATTAACACCTGAAGAATTAAAATCTATTAAAGATTTACAGTCTAGTTACAATCAAGCAATATTTGAAATTGGTGCTGCTGAGGCACAACTTATCGCAATTCAAGATCAAATGCTTAAATTAGTTGAAGAAAAGAAAAATTTAGTATCTGATCTTAAAACTATTGAAAAGAAAGAACTAGAATTAACCGCATCTCTTCAAGAAAAGTACGGTACAGGCAGCATAAACATAGAAACTGGAGAAGTTACATCTACCCAGTAATATTTCTGCAGTTTATAGTTGTTTTTAGATATTTATTATTAGGTCAATCCTAATAATTTTTCAAAAACAATAATACAAAATGGCAGAAAAAATTTTAAGCCCCGGCGTTTTTCAAAACGAAAGCGATCAGAGTTTAGTACAAAGAGGTATAGAAGGTGCCGCAACCGCTATTGTAGGTCCTACAGTAAAAGGTCAACCTTTAGTACCTACTTATGTTACTTCATATAGTGAATATCAAGCTAGATTTGGAGAAACATTTAAAAGTGGTAGTTACTACTATGAATATTTCACTTCACAAGCAGCACGCGAATTTTTTAACAATGGTGGTCAAACATTATTAGTTACTCGTATTATCAGTGGTTCATCAGCAACTACAGCTCCAGCTAACGTAACAGTTTACGCTTCAGCTTCAGTTACTGCTTCTGGTGCTACAGATAGTAATCTTCCAACTTTTGTTCTTGAAACAATTACTTGGGGTAATGTAATGAATAACGCTAGTACTGCTGTTAATGGTGCTTTACCAAGTGGTAGTTCAGATAATGTTCGTTGGGAAGTTACAAGCGTAAATACATCAAGTGGTGTGTTTAGTTTAGCAGTTCGTGCTGGTAATGATAATACATCTCAACCTAATTACTTAGAAACTTGGCCTAACTTATCATTAGATCCAAACTTACCTAACTATATTTCTCGTGTAATTGGTGATATTAAACCAGTATACAGAATAGATTCTAATTCAACTCCTTATGTTGATTATACAGGATCTTATACTAATGCTTCTCAATATATTCGTGTTAAATCAGTTAATTTCCCTCAAGTAGATTCTATAGATAACAATGGATTTTTTAAATCAGGTTCACTTGTTCCTGGATTTGCAACTGCTTCATACAGTGGTAGTTTACCAGCATTAGGTAGTGGTTCTGCATGGGGTGCTTTTAATGGTGGAACTGTAGATACATCTACTGTAGAATTAATGAATGAAACTATTACAACAACAAACGTTCAAGGATATAGCGCTACAGATTATCAATTAGCATTTAATTTATTATCAAATAAGGACGAATACAGATATAATGTATTGTTAGCTCCAGGTGTTACTTTAAGTAATGCTGCAGCAGCAACTATGATCTCAACTGTAGAAGGAAGAGGTGATGCTATTGCAATTATAGATACTGCTGTATATGGTACTACAGTAACAGGTGCTACAACAGCGGCTTCTGGTCAATCTAGTAACTATTCAGCTACATATTATCCTTGGATTCAATTATACAACTCTAACTTAGGTAAAACAACATGGTGTCCTCCATCAACAGTAATGGGTGGTGTATTAGCATTTAACGATCAAGTTAGTGCTGAATGGTTTGCTCCAGCAGGTTTAAACCGTGGTGGTGTTCCAAATGTATTAAGAGCTGAAAGAAGATTATCTCAAGCAGATCGTGATACATTATATGCAGGTAATGTTAACCCATTAGCTACATTCCCTGGAGAAGGTGTTGTAGTATTTGGTCAAAAGACATTACAACGTAAACAAACAGCTTTAGATAGAGTAAACGTTCGTCGTTTATTAATTGCATTAAAAGATTATATTGGTCAAGTATCTCTTAATTTAGTATTTGAACAAAATACAAACGCTACAAGAAATAGATTCTTAGCTCAAGTTAATCCTTACATGGAGTCAATTGTTCAAAAACAAGGTTTATATGCTTACAAAGTAGTAATGGATGATACAAACAATACTCCAGATGTAATCGATAGAAACCAATTAGTAGGTCAAATATATGTTCAACCAACTAAGACTGCTGAATTTATCATCTTAAACTTTAACATATTACCAACTGGCGCTACATTCCCTGCATAGGGGATGTAGTTGCTTATATTTATTAATAGCAATTAAATTTAACATAAAATGGCAGTATTAGACGCTAACGAAATAATGTTCACCGCTTTTGAACCAAAAGTTCAGAATCGTTTCATTATGTACATAGATGGTATCCCAGCATACTTAATCAAGAGTGCAACGGCACCAGGATTCGAAGCAGGAGAAATCATATTAGATCATATCAACGTTTACCGTAAAGTAAAAGGTAAAGTTCGTTGGAATGACATGACTTTAGGATTATACGATCCTGTAACTCCATCTGGTGCGCAAGCAGTAATGGAATGGGCTCGTTTAGCACACGAATCAGTAACTGGTCGTGATGGATATTCTGATTTTTACAAGAAAGACTTAACTTTAGATATTTTAGGTCCAGTAGGTGATGTAGTAGGTGAGTGGATAGTTAAAGGTGCTTACGTAAAAACAGCTACATTCGGTGAATACGATTGGGCTAATGACGCTGCAATTAACTTGAATGTTTTAATCGCTATGGATTACTGTGTATTAAACTTCTAATTCTTACAATCAAATTTATATAAGGGGCGTTTGCTTTGGCAAATGCCCTTTTTCTGTGTATATTTATATATATAAAACAAATAAAATAAGTTTATGGCAGAATTTAAGGTTCCAACTGAAACGGTAAAGTTACCATCTAAGGGTTTATTATACCCAAAAGAATCACCACTATCTAAAGGTGAAGTAGAAATGAAATACATGACGGCTAAGGAAGAAGATATTCTTACCAATTCTAATTATATTAGAAATAACACCGTGATTGACAAGTTATTACAATCAATGATTGTAACACCAATCGATTATAACGAATTATTAATAGGTGATAAAAACGCAATATTAATTACTGCTCGTATTTTGGGTTATGGTAAAGACTACACAGTTATACATAATAGTAAAGAACAAATAATTGATTTATCTAAATTAGAAGATAAAAAAGTTGATGAATCTTTATTTAAAAACGGTAATGAATTTACATTTAATTGTCCTGTAACAAATAATGTTATCACATTTAAATTGTTAACACACGGTGACGAACAAAAAATAGATGCTGAAATTAAAGGTTTACAAAAAGTATCTCCAAATACTTCTT